TGATCAGAGGATGCTAACCCCGGATCCGGTGGATGCTCTTCAGTTGGACAACCTAAGCACTGACGAGTTGCTCAAGTTCCAAGAGCTGCTCAAGAAAGCAAGTGATCCCCAAGATGATGCCAAACCTAAGTGAAGTCAATAACGCCCTTTGTCGCAAGTCCTATTCGTTCTATGTGGAACACACACACAAGGGGAGATACAAGCATGGTCGGTTTACCCGGTTCTTATGCGACACGATCCAAGAGTTCGTGGAAACGCCAACGGGTCACGCTTATGACATCCTGTTACTATCCGTTGCTCCACAACATGGCAAGTCAATGACAGTGACCGAAACTTTGCCATCATGGTATATGGGAAAGCATCCCCTAAGCCGGGTCATTGTGGCATCATACAACAGCGAGTTTGCCAAGCGTTTCACTGATCGGAACGCGGAGAAAGTGCGTGAGTTTGGCAAGGACATCTTCGGGATCGAGATTGGGAACACGGATGCTGCCGAAAAGTTCACGCTATCCAATGGTATCGGACAGTTCATCAGTCGTGGCTTGATGGGTGGGATCACTGGGGAACCAGCGGAACTCATGATCATTGATGACCCGGTCAAGAACGAGGAAGAGGCCAATAGCCCAACGATGCGTGAGAAGCTCTTCGACAATTGGCTTACATCGTGTAAAAGCCGCCTTGCTCCTGGAGCGAAGATCATCGTGATCCAAACCCGGTGGCACAAGGAAGATTTGTATGGGATGTTGCTCCAAACCGAGAAGAATGTCACACGGATCAACTTTGCTGTTGAATGTGAGGAGCCAAACGATCCTTTGGGTCGGGAGATCGGGGAAACGCTTTGCCCGGAGATTGGAAGGGACAAGGCATGGTGGGCTGATTTCAAGCAATCCTATCTGACGACCAAAGGTAGCCGGGCATTAAACGCTCTCTACTATGGCAGACCCAATAGCATCGAGGGTGGGCTGTTCAAGCGTGGCTGGTTCCGTTATTACACCCAAGCACCCCTGTTGGCGTTCAAGGCGATCAGCGTGGATGCGACCTTCAAGGATGGGAAGAAGAGCGACTTTGTGGCGATACAATGCTGGGGAAAGCGAGGCAAGGACTACTACTTGCTTGACCGGGTTAAGCGGATCATGGGCTTTGTGGACACCTTACGGTTCATTGACGATATGATGGCTAAGTTTCCCGACTACAACGCTGTCTACATCGAGGACAAAGCCAACGGATCAGCCATCGTGGATGTGCTAAGCCGGAAGTATCGTGCTGTTGTTGCTGTTCAACCCGAAGGTGGAAAAGAGGCAAGGGCATCAGCAGTCGCTCCAATGGTTGAAGCCGGGAATGTGTATGTCCGACAGGATCTTGACACTGACCTTGTGGATGAATGTTGTGACTTTCCCAACGCTGATCATGACGACCAAGTGGATGCCATGACCCAACTACTCAACAAGACCAAAACCGTTCTGGCTCAGATACCAGAACCCAAAGACCCTTACATCCGGGACTACGATGATGAAGTCAATGATGTGTTGGGCTACATAGGAGGATGACCATGGAGATCATCATTGGAATGGCACTGGCGTTTGTCTTAGGTGCTTATGTCCGCAAACCGTTTGAGTTCAAACAGAAAACCACCACGATCCAGCAACCCGTTGCCAAACCCGTTGCCAAAGCGATCAAGACCAAGGAAGAGCAATTGGCAGAAGAGTTCTTCAACGCCATGAGCTATACCGGGAAACCCAAGGAAGAAGGACTAAAAGATGAAACCCAAGCTTGATCCAAAGCAGATGTGGACAGAGTATCAAAAGGGCATCGACTACAAAGAGCAGATTGGTCTGTTCGATGATGTCAAATACAACAGGGACTTTTATCAAGGGAAACAATGGGAGGGCGTGAACGCTCCCAACATTGAGAAACCCGTCATCAACATCTTCAGACCTGCCATCGACTACTTTGTGTCCATGCTTGTATCGGATGATATTGGTGTGACCCTTGATTTCCCCGAAGACACTGATGATGTGGTCAAACGAGCCATCGAGAGCATCGTGCGTGACGAGATCAACAAGGTCTTTGAGCAAACCAAGTTCAAACACAAGTTCCGTAAGTTCATCAAGAACGCCGCTTTGGATGGGGATGCCTATTTCCATTTCTGGTATGATCCCGACAAACGCTATGGTAAGCAGAATGGAGCCATCTGCGCTGAACTGATTATGAATGTCAATGTGATGTTTGGAAACCCGGCTGAGAGCGAGATCGAGCCACAACCTTATATGATTATTGCTACCAAGCTTCCCACCGATATGGTCAAGAAGATGGTTCCAGAAAAGGATCGTGACAAGATCAAGCCCGACAACGAAGATTACACCGAGTTGGAATTGGATGCCATCACTGCCGAGCAATACACCACCGTCATTACAAAGTTCTGGAAAGACGAAGAAACCGAAACGGTGTGGTTTGCCAAGAGTGTGCGTGAGTTCATCATCAAGGATGCGACGGACACCAAGAGCAGATACTACCCGATCGCCAAAGCCAATTGGATGGATGTGCCTTACTCCTGTCATGGCTATTCAACCTTGACATCGGTGCGACAGAACCAGATCAGCATCAACAAGTTCTACATGATGATTAACGAGTTCATGAAGAAACTTGCTTTCCCTAAGATCGTGTATGACAAGCAAAAGATTTCATCCTGGACCAACCGGGTTGAAGCTATTGGTGTGGATGGCGATCCGACCCAAGCGTTTGTGAGTGCGACCCCGGTCATATCGCTCCCTCCCAATGTCAAGGACTATGTGTTGGACTTGATCGAGAAAACCAAGCAGACCCTTGGTGTGTATGATGTTGCCCTTGGAAACGCACGACCCGAAAACACAAGTGCCATCATCGCTCTTCAAAAGACGGCAGCACAACCATTGGAACTCCAACGCCTTGACCTGTATCAGATGGTCGAGGACAGTGTAAGGATCATCGTGGATCTTATGGCTGCGTTCTATGGGAAACGCCCGGTATCGTTCAAGATCGAAGAAGGTCAAGGACAACTGAATGGCGAGGTGCCTGAACAAGCGTTTGACTTTGCTGATCTACGGGATGCCTTTACCTACACAGTGGATGTTGGTCAAGCGGCTTATTGGGCTGAAACAACCCAGATCCAAACGCTTGATAACCTCTACCAAGCCAAGATCATTCCCGACCCGATCACATACCTTGAGCAATTGCCTGATGGCGTGGTCAAGAACAAAGGCGACATCATCATGGCTGTCAAGCGTTTCCAACAACAGGCGATGGCTGCTCAACAGTTTGATGCGAGTGTTCAAGCCCAAATGCCTGCCTTGGATCAGTTGCCACAATAGCCGAAAAATTGACTTTGGCTACCCCAATTCGCATAATGCTTATAGACCCCAACCATAGGGTCATGGAGGCATAACATGACAGAAAACCCGACAACTGGGCAACCCATCCAGGCAACGGGACTAACCTTCAGTGACACCGACTTTACGCCGGATGAACTGAACGCAACGGACAGTCAACAAGACGAAGCAACCGCCCAATCCAAACCAGATGCTAAGCTCAAGCTCAAGTATAATGGCGAGGAGAAAGAGATCACAACCGAAGAAGCGATTACCCTTGCTCAAAAGGGCATGAACTACGACCACATCAAGAGTGAATTGGAAACCATCAAGAACTCTGAAGAGGCGAAGATCCTGTCTGACTTGGCAAAGGAACATGGCTTCAAAACCGGGGCTGAGTATCTTCAATCCATTCGGGATCAAGCCCGACAGGAGAAGATCAGCAAACGGGCTGTTGAGTTGGAAAACGATGGGGTTCCGGCTGAACACGCCAAACGGATGGCTGAACTTGAGTTAGCCAATCCGCAACCCGAAACCAAAGCAGATCCATCCCCATTCCTTGATCTATTCAAGAAATACCCCGAAACACAAAACTGGAAGGGCTTGGAAGAGTTTCCCAAAGAGGTGGCTGATGCCATCAAAGCTGGGGAGAACCCGGTCGTTGCCTATGCTGATTACAAGGTTAAACAAGTGCTGTCTGAAAAGGAACGCCTTGCTGCCGACCTTGATGCCAAGCAACGCACAACGGGATCGCTCACTACCCAAGCAACCGAAACAGAACCTGATGTGTTTAGAGCAGGGTTCTGGGGGAAGAAATAACCCCCATAGGAGCGACACATGGCTGTCAATCTTCACGCAAAGTATAAGGGCGATATTGAGCAGGCGTTTACGCTTAACTCAATCATCGCCGGGAAACTCACTAAACAATTTGATTTCACTGGTGTTAACCAGATCAAGTTGTCCACCATCGTGACCCAGGCATTGGCTGATTATAGCCGATCCACCGGGTTCGCATCAGCGGCTGAAGTCCAGGACTACATCCAAGATTTCACGCTGTCGCAACAAAAGTCGTTCAACCTCAAGATTGACAAGTTGAACGCATCCGATCAGTCCGGCATCAAAGCGGCTGGTCCTGTCTTGGCTGCCGAGATCAAAGAACGGGTCACTCCTTACTTTGACCAATGGGCATTGAAACAAGCCGCCTATTATGGTGGTAAGTCCGTTGTCCTGGCGGCTGCGACATCCAAGTCCAACATCGTTGGCTACATCACGGATGCCCGCACTCATTTCACGGACAATCTTGTCCCGGAAGGCGACCGCTATCTGTTCCTCCACTCCGCCGACTACGCCTTTGTTCTCCAGTCGCCTGAGTTCATCGCTGTCGACACCTCTATTGGCGACATCGCCATGAAGGGTGTTGTTGGTAAGATCGCCGGGTTCTGGGTGGTCGAAACTCCGTCATCCTACCTACCGACTAGTGTGCGTTTCATCGCCATCCACAAGGATAGCTTCATCACTCCGATGAAAGTCGAAGAAACCCGCATCATCGACAGCGAAAGCTTCGTTGGTAAGTTGCTCCAAGGTCTGTTCTATGGCGATGCCTTCGTCATCGGTGCGAAAGCGGCTGGTGTCTATGTGGCATTAGCTAACGGATCTTCGGTCAAAGTTGCTACCCCGACCGCTACCCAAGGTGCTGTCAATAAAGACCAATACACCCTGGCTTCCGCGACTGCTGGATCGACCATCAAGTATACCTTGGATGGAACTGACCCGCGCTATTCCAATAGTGCTGTCTCCGTTGCGACGGGAACGGTCATTACCTTGACGGCGGCTGTCACTGGTGCAAAGTTTGTGGCTGTCAAAGCCAACTTGGTTCAGAGTGATGTGCTGACCCAGGATTGCCCGATCGTTTAGTTTAGTTTAAGAGGGCAAGTTTAATACTTGCCCTTTTCCATTATGGGAACGCCGGGTCAGGTATGGTAAACCATAGATGTGGGTTCAACTCCCACCGTTTCCACCATTAAACAGGAGGTCGCTGATGACCGCACAACAACTCTTTGATTTAACAGTAGGCATCATGGGTGTAACTCCAGCTAACGCTACATCCTACACAGACACCATCATCCCCCAGATCAATACCATCCTGGCTAATACCTTTTCGTTGGAGAATAACAACCGAGAGTATGCCGGGCTTGTTGAATTGACCGTGATCCCGACCGTTGCCGCCTTGAGCGATAACTTGACCTATCAAGACAATGTGCTGCGCAATGTCGTGGTCTATGGCTTGGCACAACTCTTGTCCTTGTCCGACGACGACACCATCAAAGCCGGGTTCTACGAAACCCGTTATGGCGACAACTACGCCAAGGAACGCAAGACGATTGCGGAGGATCCGACCGACTATTATGGCGAGGTTGAATGATGCGTAAACATCAATTCCCTGCTACCATCCAACAGAACGCACTACAAATTAACAACTTTTTGGGTGCTGACTTTACCAACTCTAAAAGCGAGGTCGCTATCAATCGTTCTCCAGATGTTCTCAATCTAGTGCTAAACGAGGGTGGCAACCTTGAGAAACGAAATGGGTTTAAGTTATTAGTGAGCTTTGGGTATTCCGTGGTGATGATCCACAAGGCGAGTATTAAAACATCATCGAACACAATCATTGAGATTTTGCTGTGCCAGGTCAATGGCGAGTTACGAGTGTATAAGACCGATGGCGCTTTGATCCGCCCGTATGAAACGGCATCCTATAAAGCCATCGTTGGGGTTCCAACCTTATCGGCAACTAAACCGATCAAGATTACCTCGGTGGACGGCAACGGGATGTATCACCTTTTAACGGGTGGTGGACTGGCCAAGCCGCTTATTCTCAAATTGGACTTCGCAAACGCCGAAACTGGAACGGCATCGATCATTGATTTGTCGGACAATACCCTGGCTAATTACGACACTTTTGTCAATGTGCCAGTAACCCACATTGGCAGAACGCCAGTCGGCGTGACCACCACCGAGTTTGAACAGCGTAATGTGCTGTCGCACTACGAAGAAAACACCTTTATGGCAGACGGGACAGCCGTGTATAAGCCCAGCGGAACGCTTACAAGCGATGTTAAGGTTTGGGTTCGTTCTGGTTCGACCTGGACACTAAAGACCGTCACAACGCACTACACGGTCGATACTGGAGCAGGAACGGTCACATTTACCACTGGCAATATCCCTACCGAGCCAACCGATGGTGCTGATAATGTCAAGATCCGTTTTGTGAGTGGTGCTAAGGCGTTAGAAAAGGTTTACTCTGCCACATCGTTTGGAGAGTATGGCTTTGGTGGATTGAGAGATTATTTGTTCCTGTCGGGCTACGATACGACCAACAAAGAATTGATCCCGATGGAATACTTTGGCAAGAGAGAGCTTCCATTACAGTTTGGCGAGTTCGATCATACGACCTATCCATCCAAAGTTGTCGGATATAGCCATTTTGGGTCTTACCATGTTGTGCTATGCGAAGAGTTTGGCAACCAGCCAACCGTCTATCTAAGATCAGCTAACCTTGATGCTGCCGGAGAAGTCATCTTCCCATTACAATCGGGCGTATCTGGTGTTGGCACTCTTTCTGGCAAGAGTATTGCCATTTTGAAGGATGAACCATTGTGGCTGTCTGAATATGGCGTGATGGCAATTGTATCAACCGAGAGCATCAATAAAGCCGCTGATCGTGGTTATTACATCAACAATGATTTACTGACACAAAGTGGTTTGTCAAACGCTTTGGGTTTTGTTTGGGATAACCGATACCATTTAGCGATTGGATCGACTATTTATGTGGCTGACTCACGCTATCTATTCAACCAAAGAAACGCTCAATCTGGCCGACAATACGAGTGGTTCAAATGGCGGCTCATGAACTCCATCGCAACCTTAAACGGACAATGCGAGTTTGGTGGTCGATGCTACCTTGCTGCCAACAATGGCATCTACTTTATCAAGAACGACACCGATACCAACCCAAACCAAGACGAGATCAGCAACTACGCAGATGACACCGATGTGGCGTTCCCCTGGGACTTTGAGTTTGGAACTTACACTGTTGGAGCAATCGTTGAATACGATGGCAATTATTACGAGTGTATTTTGGAACACGCAGCATCGCCAGACAACTACCCATTGAATACGACTTACTGGGAACCTTACACGACCATCGCCAGTGGCTTCGCATCTGCCTTTAACTCTGGAGGCGCTTATTACCATTTCTCAAACATGGTCTACTACAACAACGCCTATTGGGTGTGTAAGCGAGATCATGTGAGTTCTGTCGCCAAAGCACCTGTTGTCGGTTCAGAATACTGGGTTCTTGCGAGTATCTACACCGAAATCTTTAGCGCTTCGCAATTCTATCATCGCATCATGGTTCCAGTGGTTTCATACTGGACAACTCCGATCCTCAACATGGGGAACATCAGTGTTAAAAAGACATTGAAAAATATGTGGGTTCGACTACATAAATACCCAAATATGGTGGTCAAGGTTTACTACTCTACGATGGGCTTGGTCAAAGAGCAATACGATGGCTATTTTGACTTTTCCGATATTGACTTTTCACACTTGTCGTTCTCAACGGACACTGATCCGCTGGTCATGGTCACTAACCGACAAGAGCGTAAGTTTATGTCCATCCAATTCAAGATCGAGAGTGATGACTACAACCCGTTTGGGATGTTGGAAATACTCTTGAAATACACTATCAATAACCAATACAAGGGGTAACAACCAATGGCAATCACAGACAAAAAAGTAAGTGAAGTATATTCCGATCGTGACCTGGCATCCTTGTCGGATCGCCCTAACGAAAGTGGCTTGACTGCCGCCCAGTTAAAAGCCCGATTTGACCAACTCCCGAAAGAGGTCATCCCAAAATACAATGACTTGATCGATGAATTGAACGATACGGTTTTACCTGGGAAAAGCGATGTCGGACACACCCACGATGACCGATACTATACCGAGAGTGAAACCGACACTCTTTTGAGTGGCAAGTCCAACAC